TTAAAAATCGTGCGTGGTTTATGCGCCACGCACGATTTAATACTACCAGTTAGTCACACTTGAGTACACTCTTAGACTCTACTCAATTCTGACGTCTGTTAGTATCATTTATTAAATAAGGCATAAGTGCTCATAGCACAATAGTTTTGTTTTGTCTCTATTCAAAAGACAACACACTCGGGGGGACGTCCCGCTCCTCGTTTTATTTCAACCATTGACTCGACATCAATTGGTGGACCTTCATCACCCTCCGCCGTAAGTTGCTTTAGCCTCGCGCTATATTTTCAATACTTGTGGTTCTATAAGAGTAGCTTAAAACGTATATAGACGGCCTACATATTATAGAATGCGTATCCGGAACGCCAAGCCCGGACAAGTCCCTGATATATAGATGCACTGCTACATAAGCCTGCAGGAGGTTCCATATACTATGGAGATAATAAAAACAGTGTGTGCAAGTGTTCTTAGGAAAACTCCAGTTGACGACTTGGCTTTGATTACCGAACAAGATTCCGACCATATACGAACAGTTTATCAAATGTCCCCAGCTTTTAAAATTGGATTGAGAAGGTTTCCATCGTGTGTCCCCTATTATCGTAATGCCCGTATGAATGAATTGATGAATCAGTTTTATGACAGGTCCCTTCCTTTTGTGTGCAAGAAACGGAAAAAGAGGAGAGCTCGCCCCAAGATTGCAGAAAGTGTGGTTGTCCCAATGCTTAAGCCACATTTAAACGCTCATTGGGAAGAGTTACCTAGGGAGCCTGTATGTGTTGTAGGTTATGAGATTTGTTCAAAATGTAGCATACAGGATAGGTGTTTTAGAACAGTCGATTGGTTACGTCCCCAAGATGTAGTGTGTAATTCATGTTTGCTTGCAGGTATGGATGAAATAGAGTATCCGTATGATTTTCCCAGTAATGTAAATAATTTTATTCCAAATACCCAATTGAAGTATACTGGCTATTGTGATGTTTTTAGATGTGTAGATTGTAATTTGCTTATTGGTGCCTGGCTTGAAGGTGATGATCCCATTTCTATTCACAGTGCGGCTTCACCTAAATGTGGTGAAGAGATGGATACAGAAAGTAGTTGTGTCCGAGAAGAAGGTGAAATGGATGTAGATTATAGTGATCCTTTATCTTTGTTATATGAAGGAATTCGTCACAATTATATCCCCCCAGTTGATTATGAGTATGAATGTGGAGATGATAAGGTTATATGTACTGTAGTTTGTGGAGGTATGCGTTTTGCTGCTTTGGGTGATTCTCATTCTGAAGCTCAAGTGAATGCTGTTAAAAATTTCTTATCTGTTGTTGGTCATATTATTTGTCCTGAAACCCACATGTTTGCTTTATCTACTATACCTCAACGATCGAGTGAATCCTTGGAGATGGCTAATGCAACTATGAACAATATCAATCGCGTAGTCGATAAACATGATACTCGTTTGTCGCAAATTCAAGATAACGTTGAGGCCAAAATTAGTGATATCTCTCGTCAAGTAAATGGAATGTTGCCTAAGGTAGATAGGATGTTACCCAAAGCTGATAAGGCATTGGATGACATCTCTTCAACATTAGCCTCATTTAAGAATGTTTTAGATAAGATTTATGCATGGCTTCCTTCTACTAACCCAGACATTATTGCATTAGTTAAGGATATTTTTGTTTCGCTTTTCTTTGCTATAATCACTCGATCTCTTACACCTTTGGTTCAAGGCATATCTAGTTATGCTTTGCGATGTAATATATTTAGCGATCACTTAACTGCACTGTCTTCTTGGTTGATGACCTTGAAATATGATATGTCTCATGATGTACCGGATACCCAAGGTTTCTTTGAAGATATGGCCAGTCATGTTCCTGATGCCAAGCAACTTAAACAGCAGGCTGCTGGCATGTATGAATCAATGGGAACTGGATTATGTGTTGCCATCTCTGGAATTTTTTCCTTTGTAGCTATTATGTGTTTTGGTATAACTGATTTGTCTGCTGCTTCATTTAATAGTTTGTTAAATCAATCTTCATTGGTAGGTCGTGCTTTGGTTGGGATGCGTAGTTTTAAGGATGTTTTCTTTGGGATTTGGGATTATGTAGATAATAAAGTATGTGAATGTTTGTATGGACAGAATCGTAAGAGTTTGGATTTAACGAAGAATTATCCCCATCTTAAGTCCTTGTTTGCCGTTTTTAGTTATTTTCATGATACTGTGGATGCTTCTGTGTTGATTAGTTGTAATCGTTCTGCTTGTGAGTTGTTAGTGAAGGCTGATAATATGTATCAGGGTTATTTAGATAAGGCGTTGACATTGGGTCACCGTGAAATTGCAGCTAGATTGAAAGAGACCCGACTTTCTGTCAAGAGCTTGATTGAGAGTGCGCATGTTTATTTAACTTGTGGTGATGGCAATCGCGTTCCACCCGTCGTTGTGTATATGTATGGAGATGCTGGATGTGGAAAGACGGAGTTGTCTAGCGCACTGCAAGATCAATTTTCAGCTAAGTATTTTCCAAATGTTGCAAAGAAGGATTTAGTGTATTCCCGTAAGGCTGAAAATGAATTCTGGGATGGAGTGAAACAGTCGCATAAGATAATAACGTACGATGATGTGTTGCAAATTATAGATTCCCCTCAGAAACCTAATCCTGAACTTTTCGAATTTATTAGATTAAACAATAGTGATCCCTATCAAGTTCATATGTCTAGTGTCAAGGATAAGGCTAATACTTTTATTTCCCCTCATTTTGTTTTTGCTACTTCTAATGTTGACCCAAGCTCTTATGCACCTCGCTCTATCCATAGTGCTGATGCCTTTTTGCGTAGGTTGGATATACAAGTGCGTGTGGATGTAGATAGTAAGTTTGCTCGGTATGTACCCAGCGTGGCAGCTCAGCGGAAAGTTCCAGATGAAAGTAAAATTTGGTTGCATCAGAATCCTGGTAAAACATTGCTAGATATGAAAGATAGTATAGCTAATGGTACTTACAAAGTGAATATGGAAACAGCTGTGTATGAGTTGCATGTCACAACTACTTTGGCAGGAGTGACGACAAGTACCGTGTGTAATTATGATCAGTTAGTAAGTGTGATTGAGAAAGCTAGAACATTGCGTGTTGCAGCTCATAGTGATAAGACTGAAGTTCCACTCCCCGACTTACCTAGTGAATTGGAAGAGTATGCAGGAGCTTTCCCTGCAGCGCACGGTTCAGCGACAATGTGCTTTGCTACTGACTGGTTGGGACAGTTCACTAATCTGACCGAGTCCCTGAATTTATTGAACAAAACATTTAGCCCTCGTTTCGTGAACAGAAAAGATTACCCGTCATGTATTTTCCTTCCTTCTGAAACAATTGATGAATTGATGCATAAAAAATTTAGTGGAACTTTTGATGAAGATTTTGAATTTGCTAAATTGGTGACGGATGTCACTGACACTGAGTTTGAAAATAGTGTTGTTTTATTTCAGAATACTTGTGATAATAAGTTATGGAAGTCTGTGTGTACAATGGCTGAGAATATGATTGACTGCTGTAAGAATGCTTGGACTAGAGTGTATGATTTCTTGAGAGAACATTGGATAGCTATTTCTTCAGTTATTGGCACTGCTATAGTTGTTAGTGGTGCTTCAGTTGCATATATGTGTGCTACAAATTGTAAGGTAAAGGCATTGTTGTCTGAAGGTGGTTCATTGATGCAATTAGTAGGTGCTCGATCGTGTGTGTTCGCGTGTGATTTGTGCAAGCGCGTTAAGAAAGGTGATTTAAATTTGCGTGTTCGTAGTAGATCTGATGGAACCATAACCTTTGTGCCGAGTGACGTTCGTCGAGTTGCTCGTCACATAGTAATGTCTGCGGATTCGTGTAAAATTCCTGTGCACCCCACTTTTGCCCTTTCTCTCTGTGAAGAAACTTTTACTATTCAGAATGACACAGATGATATGTTTTCTATTTTAGATTGCCCCAAGTTGGAATCACATCAAGAATTGAAGCCTAAATTTACAGTAGTAGAATCTCATCAAGAGGTTAAACCTAAAGCTGTAGTAGTTGAATCCCATCAGGATGCCAAACCAAAAGTTGCTGTAGTTGAGTCCCATCAGGAAGTAAAACCAAAGGTTGTTAGCGTTGAATCGCACCAGGATACAAGTACTAAAAAAGTTATTGTTGAGTCACATCAGGATATGAAAATTAAGGCACCGGTGGTTGAGTCCCATCAGGACATTAAACCAAAAGTAGCAGTTGTTGAAGGTAAAGGTTTTGATTTTGAAGTTGATTGGACTGATTTGTGTACTGAGGCTTCGTGTGACAATAATGCTCAGGATGTTAGTTCGAAATTGATGGCAAAGAATTTTGTGCGCCTGTATAAACCAAATAGTAATTATTACACCCATGGTTTGTTCGTGTGTGGAAGAATGTTGTTGATGCCCAAACATTTGTTTGATTGTTTAAATGGAAGTGTTGATGTAGTTAGTATTGGAGACAGTGGCAAGGTTAGGGTGCCTGTTGCTATAAAATCTAGTAAACATGTAGAGCGTGGAGGAGTAAAAGTAGATATAGTTATTTGCGAATTAGGTGCTTCTATTTCGGCTCGTAAGGGTATAGTGTCTTATTTTCCGCGCGTGAATGAGTTGTCTAGTCTTAGTGGTTTAATGGCTAACGGTGAGTTAAGAGTATTTACAACAACCAATTTTGGTAAATTCAATTTTCTAATTCCCAAAGATTCTTCTGCTATCTTTACTAGGGTTGTGGATCATGTAGAGTCTAGATCACCAGAAGGTTCTTCGTATTATATAAGGCAAGGTTTTGAAGCAAAGGGAAATTCTGTTCATGGTGATTGTTGTGCTCCCTACATAATGTTTAATCCGTCTTCGCGTGCTAAGATTGTGGGTCTCCATTGTGCTGGATTTGCTCAGACATCTCGAGTGTTTGCTCAAATGATAACGCAGGAGGATATTGCTAGTGCTATGCCCACAACTCATGCAGGACGAGTTTCTACAGAATTTCCAAATACTTACATTTCGGAGTCCCCTCTCCCTAATTCGTTGTATATTGGTTCAGTGAAAACTGCCCCCAATCCCTCGAAGACAGAGATAGTGCAAAGTCCCATCCATGGTTGTTTTCCCATTCGAACTGCTCCCGCAAATTTGTATTCCCCAGAAGAAAATTTGATGATTAAGAATGCTCTTAAGGTTACTAAGAATGTGGTGTTGCTTGAGGAAGATTTGTTAGATGTATGTGTGCATGATGTGAAACGTGTCTTGAATGCTCCTGGCGTGTGTGAGGTTGAAAAGAGAGTGTTGACTCATTCAGAGTCTATTACAGGATTAGAAGGGCACCAGTATATGAATGCCTTAAACCGTAGTACATCAGCTGGGTTCCCTTACAGTCAACGTAGAAGTCCAGGTAAACCAGGAAAACAGACGTGGCTAGGTTCAGGTGAGTTCATAGTAGATAATGTGGACCTTAAAAAACATGTTGATATGATAGTTGAGAAAGCACAGAATGGTGTAGTTGATGTAGGTTTAGGTGTTTTTGCAGCGACCTTGAAGGATGAGCGTCGTCCTTTGGAGAAAGTCGCTGCAAATAAGACTCGAGTGTTTGCTGCTTCTAATCAAGGGTTGGCTTTGGCCATTCGTAGATATTATCTAGCATTTATGGAACATGTTATGACTAACAGAATTGATAATGAAATTGGTTTGGGAGTTAATGTTTATTCTTATGATTGGACGCGTATTGTGAATAAGATGCGTAAAGTAGGTAATAAGGTAATTGCTGGTGATTTTTCTAATTTTGATGGTTCATTAAATTCTCAGATTTTGTCTCGTGTGTCAGATATTGTTACTGATTGGTATGATGATGATGAAGAAAATGGTTTAATTAGACATGTTTTGCTTGAATATTTGTTTAATGCTTCGTGGTTGCTTAATGGTAAGGTGTTTCAACTGAATCACTCTCAACCATCAGGTAATCCTCTTACTACTCTTATTAATTGCATGTATAATATGATTATCTTCAGATATGTATATTTATTGGCTCAGAGAGAAAATGGATTTCCAATGTCGCTTTCAGGTTTTTGTGCGAATGTAGCTAGTGTCTTTTATGGTGATGATTCATTGTGTTGTGTGTCAGATAAGGTGTGTGAGTGGTTTAATCAGCATGTCATCACCCGTTTAATGTTGGTGACTGGACATGATTACACTGATGAAACAAAGAGTGGGTCTCCACCTCCTTATCGCTCTTTGTCTGAAGTGTCGTTTCTAAAGCGAGAATTTGTGTTGCGTGATTCATTTTGGGTTGCTCCATTGGCCAAGAACACGATTGAAGATATGTGTATGTGGAGTAGGAAGAATATTGAACCACAGGAAGCGTTGTTGCAAACAACACGGATTGCTTCGTTTGAAGCATCATTGCATGGTGTAGAATACTTGTCAAAGTTTACTAAAGTGATTAGGCAAGCTTGTAGACGGGCCGGCTATAGGGAGGCTTGTTTACACTTATTTGAGTGTAAGAATTTCCTTTTAGCCCAGCAAGGTCGAGGAGGAGCTCACGATAGTGACTTCCTCGAACTCTTGCTAGATATGTCATTGTAAGTTTTATACTTGCAATACTTTCTCATTGACGACAGCTCCTAGCGTACGCTCATAACGCCTTGTAGCGGAAACAATACTTGTGCTGTGGTGTGCGTGTGGTCAAGCTAGCGGTGAGAAACAACTTATGTTATTGTAAGTGTGATGCTTGCAATACTCTCTCATTGACGACAGCTCCTAGCGTACGCTCATAACGCCTTGTAGCGGAAACAATACTTGTGCTGTGGTGTGCGTGTGGTCAAGCTAGCGGTGAGAGACAACTTAGATTTAATTTAATTTTAAGTCAATATACCCCCTAAATTAATTCTATATATTGGATACCCATCTAAATTAACTACGCTCCAGACGACTAAATTTAGTAAGGCTTATATAGGATGGTTTGTTATTCAACGTGCGTGTACCCCAGGCAGCCCCGAAAACACGCGTCAGGAGACAGTTCCAACCACTTTGGGCGAAGTTGGTGGCTACGCTTGCGTAGTGGAACTTATTTATTGCCTGCTATTCCTACTGAAATTAATAATGATACTTCTTCCTCTTCTGCTGGACTTTTGCCAGAGACTACTATTGTGAATTCTGAAGGCAGAACCATGATGATGAATGATATTCCTAACATTGATCAGAATGTAGTTTTGTCGAAGAATGTCACAGATAATCTCTTTGAGGTCCAAGACCAAGCTTTGATTGAATCTCTGTCTCGTGATGTACTTTTGGCTACAGGCACGTGGCAGACTACTGATAAAGAGATTGCTCCCACTATGTCTCATAGTGAACTAGTATCAGATTTCAATCAGCCTTTCCTTAAAGAAATTTCTCTTCCGGATGATATTGTGCGTAAATCTCCTTTTATGTCCGCTAAGCTTGCAAATATTGCTTTTGTTCGCAGTGATTATGAAATTACTGTTCGAGTTCAAGCGACTCCATTTTTGCAAGGTGCTTTGTGGTTGTGGAATAAAATGAACTCTCAGCAAACTTCTGTGTTGAGGCGCACGCTTACTGAGCATTTACGTTCAATTACTTCTTTTCCAGGTATTGAAATGAATCTTCAGTCTGAGTCTCGTGCTATTACTTTGAATGTTCCATTCACAAGTGAGTTCCAGGTTTACAATCCTCGTAATACGAACAATCTTAATTCTATAAGATTGTCAGTCCTTAGCAAGCTCCAAGGTTCAGAGGACTTGGAGAAGGCTTCCTATTCTATTTATGGTCGTCTTAAGAATATTAAGCTTTACGGCCATGCTCCTTCTGAAACCTCTCCATCTTACCCATCCACTCAGGGTGGAACAGATGAAGACTCTTCTTCGCGGGGCATTGTTTCCCGGGTTGCAGATACGGTAGGTGCTATAGCAAATACTGTTGAAGGCCTGGGTGTACCCGTTCTTTCCTCCATTGCTAAACCCATTTCTTGGGTTTCAAGCGTGGTAGGAAATGTTGCCTCTATGTTTGGTTTTTCTAAAGATAGAGATATGACGAAGGTCAACGCCTATGAGAATCTGCCAGCCAAGGGTTTTACCCATGGTGTTGGATTCGATTATGGCGTGCCACTTTCTCTATTCCCTAATAATGCCATAGATCCCACTGTTGCAGTACCAGAGGGTCTGGATGAAATGTCGATTGAGTACCTAGCTCTGCGTCCCTATGTACTTCAGCGTTACACCATCAAAGGTGGTGATACGCCTGATCCTACTAAAACTGTCATAGCTGATATCCCCATTAGTCCTGTTAATTTTTCCTTGTTTGGTGCTGTTATAAAGAACTATCGTACTCTTTTTGCCGCCCCCTCTAGTTTGGCAGTTGCAACCGCCAATTGGTGGCGAGGTATGATTCAACTAAATCTTCGCTTCGCTAAGACACAGTATCATCAATGCAGGTTGCTGGTTCAGTATCTGCCTTATGGTTCTGGTGTTCAACCAATTGAAGATGTCCTGTCTCAAATAGTGGATGTTTCTGCTGTTGATGATAAGGGCATAGATATTTCTTTCCCTTCTGTTTATCCTAATAAGTGGATGAGGTGTTACGATCCTGCCATTACAGGGTACACTGCTGGATGTGCCCCTGGTAGGATCGTAATTTCTGTGCTAAATCCTCTCATCTCTGCTCCTACTGTTGCTTCGGATATTGTGATGTATCCATGGGTTTCGTGGAAAAATTTACAAGTCGCAGAGCCAGGTTCTTTGGCTAAGGCTGCTATTGGCTTTGATTACCCTATAGATGTTCCTTCTGAACCAGTCTTTTCGTTGGTAACGGCGCCTGCTTCTGGAACTTTATTTACTCTTCTTCAAGACACTACCGTGTCTCTAGCTAGTTCTAATAATTTAGGTGCATTAGATTTCCGTAATACTACCACAGGCGTTAACTATACCATTGCTTTTACTGGTCAAACTGGTGAGCTTGGTTATTGTGATAAGGTTGAATTACCTCAAGGGGAGTACTCTATCCGCTATGATAGTAGTACGCCTCCTACACTTGTGACCAATCATCCTATTATTTCTGAACCGATTGGACCTTCTTATGTGGCGCAAGATTTTTCATCCGGAGATACTATTATTATTGCTCAGGATACCCTCGTTACTTGTGCTTTTGCCCAGTCGACCACCAATTTCAGTGTTTCTTTAACTAAAGAGGATGTTTCAACCAATTTAATAACTTACGTTAATTCTAGTGGTTTTACTTCTCCCGCCCCACAGACATTTAGTGCTGGTACTTATACCGTCACTACGAGTGGGGTTAATAGGGTTACTCTTATTTCTAATCTTTCTTTATCTAATGATTTTCCGCTTGCGCATGCAGGTGAGGATCTTAGTGCCACTCCATCTTGGTCTTCCAAGTTTTGGCACGCAATCTTCCGTGTTGTGCGCAAGCATCTCCTTAGGAGTCCTGCATGTATCTTTCCAGAGGTACACGCGGGACTGGATTATTCAAACTCAGATGCTTCTTCTCTTTTGACTACGATGGGAGAGCAATATGCTTCTCTTCGCATGCTGTCCCGTAGATCAAGTCCAGTTGATATTGTTCGTGGTGCTTCTGTTACCTTACCTGGTATCAATTTCGGCACTGACAATTCGCTGCGACAGAGTTTGGTGAATGTAATTTCCTATATGTACCGTTTTACTCATGGAAGCATTTCTTATAAAATTATACCTAAAGAGAAGGGAGATCTGTACATCACGACTGTTAGCCCAGATGTGGTGGAGAAGAATCCTAATGCTTATCAGTTTGATACTAATCGTGCTATGCACTTTATCAATACTTCTTTGAACCCAATTGCCCAAGTCACTCTTCCCTTTTATAGCCCGGCAGAGAACTTGGTATTGGATTCGCGCTCTTTTCCCCAATTGAGTGATCTAGTCATTGGCAATTTAGACAGGTCTGAAAATGAATATTTTGTTCTTGCTAGTGCTGGTGATGATCATACTTTTTCTCAATTGGCTGGATGTCCTGCTTTTACTTATGGGCCATCCAGGACTTAAATCTCCGATGGGAGTGCACCCTATGGGTGTTTGACCCGCCGCAAGGCGCGTGGTTCGAGTTGCTACAAAGTTTGTCTTTTGTAGCGCATGTTACTCTACAGTTTTCCTAACCGCGCGTCGCGTGGCAGGTTTTTAATCTGGCGAGTACATGCCCAACCACTAAGGTCATATGACATTAGTGATCCGGCTAATACTGGCATACCAGGCGCTATAGATGACCTCTATGGCGGCGGATTCCCAAAAAAAAAAA